ATCGGAAATTCATAGGCAATTAGATAGGTTGTGGCGTCATTTTGGTCATCGAAACCAGACGTTTTATCTGGCTCGCCATTAGGATCATAGCATTGTTGCTCCAAACACCGCGCTATATTAGGACACAAGCGAGCATTTACCTTCACCTTTCCCGTCTCGAACGCCTTATTGGCAGCAAGGACACGATCCTTAACCGCCGGGTTAGTTTTCTTCACTCTTACCGTATATCCTGCTTGTTGCAATAATGCAATATCAGATTTCGATGCATCAACGCTTTTTCTGCTTCCGCCGCTTGCATCAGGGTAAATGATTATTCGATGTCCTTTGTCACGCCATCTCTCGTTAATTATGCGTATCATTTCCGGCGTGTCAAAAACATCTTTCAACTCTGCGACCGCATGAAAGCCATCAGGTCTCTGCACATAAATAGCAGCACACATACGCTGCACGTTGAAGTCACACGAGATGAAAAGTGGCTCTTTTTCCTGAATTGTCTCGGTGGAATTACAACGCACCCGGTCGTAATTGCGATAGACTGTGCCACTGGTGAGGTTGACGAATTGCCCGTTAAGGTATGCTTGGATAAGCTCTTCAGGGTATATTTGAAGCATGGAGGGGATATAATCAGCAGGGAGGTTCTCCTCATTGTCGTAAGTGCTCGCCTGTACTACGCCGTAATTAACAGATAATTCGGGGTTTTCTTGAACGAGTTGGACAAAAAGCTTGTGGCAGAACCGGAACCCTTCAGGAGTGGTTGTTACATCAATACCGTTTTTAAGACCATCGATTTTATACCGCATACGAGCAATAATCTTGCGCCAGCAGTTTTCTGCTTTTGCAATCGGCAACGTGTCTAATTCATCAATCGACGCATGACCGATTTTAAAGCCTATGATGGAATGGGGATGATCAAGCGACCGGCAAATCGTCGTGCCGCGATAAGTGCGCCCGGAATAGAAATGGACTTCGTGGTTTCCTTCTTTGATTTCAACATTCAGGCCCAGCGAAAAGGCGACCTCTTCGATTGTCGGGTAGAAGATGTCTCTAATCTGCGAGTAGGTGGGCGCGAAATATCCCTGATTCACCTTTGGAAATTCCCAGTAATTTATGCACTGGGCTTGCCCGCCAACCCAAGTCTTCCCGGCTCCGTATCCAGCTACAAATGCCCGGTATTTCTTGTTGAGGCTAAGAAACTTTCCTTGCGGTTTATTCGCCTCTGCTCTTACCACTAGCATCTTTTACCTCAATAACTACCTTAACCGGAGTCACGCTCAGGTTTTCGTCATCCTCTTTTTCCCGCGTTCCACATCTTGTTTTATCAAGCCATATTGCAGCCGTCGCGTTACCATCCTGTGCCTGCTTGATCAGGATGTCGGTAAGTATTACTTTGAATTTAGCCTTCCCTCGCCTAATTGCCTCTTCAATTCCTGCATTAACGCGCTTAGCTTTATAGAAAGTTACGGCCGTATACCCGAATGTAAGGGCAATCTCTTCTATCGTGAGACCTTTTGCCGCGAGGGCCTCTACTTTATCATAATCGAATACCGCTTTTTTTCGTCCACCTCTTCCTGCAGAGTTGGGGGGATTCTCGTCAGACATAATTCAACAGCCTTTTTTTGCTATATTTTTTCTGTCTCCAATTATCGCCTTACACTCTTTTTTTGCAATGTCAAGAATTATTTTTTATTTTTTCCATCTGCACCGTATCTCGTACCACCGATCCCTTAACGCTCTTTCAACCTCTGCCTTAGTCTTTTTCTCACCCACCTGCTCCCAGGTATACCGCAGCACGCACCAGCCCCGCAATGCCGCCGCGTTGTATTTCTCCAGGTCGGCAAGAAAGCCGGCGGCCCGGTTATGCCTGCCATATTGCCAGACTCCGCCCTCTATCTCCACCGCCACCTTCTCCGCCGGGAAAGCAACGTCGAAACGCCATTTTCTTTTAGGGTGAAACCGGTACTCCAATTCATATGACGACCCGGTTTCAAGGCGAATTTCTTCGAGCACTAAGTCCAGAGCAACTTTGTTGCTTTTCACTTCATCTCCTCTTCGCTTTTAACTTGTAAGGAATCCTTGATTATTTCAGCCCTCCACATCCCATATTTCCCGGCTTTGCCTTTATGATATGCCTCCCATGCCGCCGCTAAAGCTGCCAGATTACGAATTTCAATTGCCTTTTCCGGTGGCCCCTCCCAAAAAATACTGTTCCCTAAAACTTCACTTTTGATTGATACCCTTATCTTCATTTCTCTCCTTAATTATTTCCGCTTTCCATAATCCGCGTTTCGCCTTTTTACGCGTGTGGTAGGCTACCCAAACAGCCGCCAACGCTGTCGAGGTGGGGACTTCCAACACCTTTTCCGGCCTCACTTCGGGATCGGCCAAATTCTTTTTTGTCTTGTCTTTCCGCATGTTTTCAGCTTTTCTTGCCGCCTTTTTTTCAGAGAAAAGGAAATAAAACAAGGTTTTTCTACCAGCCATCAATCGCCATCATAGCATGGACATCTCTCAGCATACTCAAAGGATTTTAAGTTTCCATTCCGCAGGATTTTCTTGAATATTCGAGTTTCCGCACCTTCATAGGTGCTTAACATCCCCTGCCGACAATATCCGGTTGCATCACGGTATTTCAGGACGCCATTTTCCACCGGTATCTTGGCCCGCAGATGAAAACAGTCTTTACAGCTTTTCGCCATTGTTAATGTTCCTCCGTTTTCTTAATTTCTATCGATATTGATACGACACTTTAAACATTCTTGATGTTATTGCATTTTCCACCTGCTCGATAAATTCCCCGCTCGTTATTTCCTCCCAGGTGTAACGCAGGACACACCAACCGGCAAGGGCGGCGGTATTGTATTTTTCCTTATCCCGCAGGAAGCCGGACGCCCTCGTGTGTCTGCCATATGTCCAGACAGCACCCTCGACTTCCACAGCTACCAGGACCTGAGGAAAGGCGGCATCAAACCGCCATCGGCGGGGTTTGGCGAAGGCATACTCCAGGAATCCTTTAGCGCCCGTTTCCTTCTCCAGACCCATGATAGCGGCTTGGAACATGACGATCCTCGAATCCCTTTTTGCCATTATTATTCCTCACGTTTCTGTTATTTGATGATGTGGTGTTGTTGTTATATCAACTATTTCCGGTGTCACATTCCACCCATTGGCCGCATTATTAATTTCATGCAAGCCTGGCAAATATTCAGGATGCCCACCTTTTCGCGTTGATAAAATGTTATAGAGCCTTTCAAATTCTTTTTGCTTCCATTTCAGATCTGCATCCATCCAATCTCCCGTGCTCTCCCAACCTCCCATAAACTTTATCACGCTGTGGATAACAGGGTCATCAAACCGAATAGATACATAATTCCCATGACATCTAATTGCGGACACGGTTTCGATCCAAGCATTTAATGACCGGCTTTCTTTACCGCATTGCATGATTTCTATCAATTCAACAGGCTTCGGAAAAAACTTAGTCGAAAAGATCAGCTCCCGGAAAGCCATTTCGCAAGCTTCATCTGAAAACGGCTCAAGGGCTTTCCAATAAAGGCTTAGGAGCATGTCGCTTATTTTTCTATCATGCAATTCACCCAGTGCCGCCATATATTCTCGAAATTTAACTTCGTTTGTCATTTTCCCGGCCTCCAATTTTTTATTACCTGAATATTATTCATGGTAATATCGCTGACTTTCCCCGCCAATGGATGGGGTTTTTCATTTAGGTAGGACTCAAACTTGGAGCTGAAAAGTGTTTCCGGCCTAAGATAATCAGCCATCTTTGGGTCATCCCCCCATTTATCGACTTTAATATCAATGACTCGTTTAAAATCATCAAGTACAAACCCCTCTTTCCATCGAGCATCAATGAGGCTTTTTGTTTTTTTTGTGCTTGCCCTGAATGTTTTTGCTGTTTTTTCATTCAGATAATTAATAATTTCCGTATATGGGATGGACGCCTTTGATTTTGAATCAGGTATGGGCACGGGAATTTCCGGTGCTTGCACCGATTGGGTTGTCCAGTCTCCAGAAGATTTCCATTGGGGGGGATAGGGGGGTTCCTGTTCCTGTTCCTGTTCCTGTTCCTGTTCCTGTTCCTGTTCCTGTTCCTGTTCCTGTTCCTGTATAGGCATAGCCTTCGGGAAGGCTTCCATAAAGGCTTTCCTGAAGCCTTCCCCAAAGCCTTCCACTAAGGAAGTAACATTGTGAAACCATTGTGCTTTTAATGGTGAAGTAGGTATCTCTACAAAGATGTTTTTCCACGATTTTATAACGTTACCACTTTGAGGTGGATTGTATTTTAAGAAATTTGGAATGAGGATTACGAAAGCCTTTTCATCATACTCCAGAAAGCCTTCCCGTAAGGCTTCCTGAAAGGCTTTCTCATATCTTTTGATTGGCCATCTTTTTTCCTCTGCCAACATCCCGACAGATGCCTTGAAAAGACCTAAAGGGGTTGAAAATGGAGTTGTTAAGACGTGGAAAAATACAAGCTGACAATCATCTGAGGCAAACGGAAATTTATCGTCATTCCAGATGAGACAATGGATATTGCGGTATCGGCTCATTTTAAAACCTCCTTACCAAGGTTTGATCCTGCACCCGCCGGTGGGTAAGGTCTCCTGCCTGAGAGGTAGGGAAGCAGAAGCACCGGCGGGCCAAGATTGCGGCTCCGGGCCAGGGAGCAATTAAAGAGTATCATTTGGGGTTACAAAGTCAAATCGTCAATTAATGCCACGCCGTTAAATTCCGGTGGACTAACCGAGAGAAACGGAAGGCCACCAAGCCAGGCGCTTAACTGCTCATCATCGCTCATACCCAAATCCATCTCCATTAGTTCGTCTGGGCAAAAAGTTGCGGA